CTATGATTGTTTAAAGATCTATGGATACAAGGACGAGCCGAAACTTGGAGGTGTAGAAAAAACTGCTACTGACAAGGTTCGTTTAAGAGATAGAATTTTAGAATTCGTAAAAATCTCTGGTTTTGGTTCCTGGAAAGACTATTTTAAGTATAAAATTAATGCTTATTTTAGTTTTGTCATGAAACAGGAAATACCACCCCTTCCAAAGGGTCTGGAATTATTTGAGGATCTTAGAGATCCTAGTTTTCTAGCCTTCGGTAGGGCAAAGAGGTTTCTCCATCATTTAAAGGAGGACCGAATTAAACTAGAGTGTTTTGCTCAAACCATCGCTCAATCAAAGAAAGGAGCTCCACCTGTTCATGTGGATGTGGTCTTCGAAGCTGAAATGAAATGTTTTACTCACTTAACAACTGAGCCTAAACAAGCTGAAGATTTTTCAATCTTTGATGGTGTATGGCATATTCCCGTCAATAAGTCCGTTATAGAAAACGAGATGAGGCGAACTGTTCTCGAAATTCCTTGGAGCGTTTTAACTCTTGAGGAATTAGAGAAACCATTTTTCCCAAGTACGAGTGCTCATTATAATTTTGGGCGAGGGCAATTTGGTGCTGTTAGGGCGATTGTAGAAGCTATTCCTGATGCTTTTATTAATTGTCCGAAGGATCTCATCGAGATGAAATTAGGGAAGGTAACCTTAGTTGAATCTTATTCAGATTATTATGGCCAAGATGGAATAGAACAACAAAAGCTATTGGATGAAGGGACTTTTGAGAACGGTCCCGACAGAAAAGAAACTATTGGAGTTCATTTTGATGATTCTAAACTTTGCAAATACTGGAGTGAACATGTTTATCCAGTTTTGTTAGAAAAACCTATTTTAGAGAAGCCAAGGGCTGTGTGTGTAGGATTACCGGAACCTTTAAAGGTTCGTGTGATAACAGCAGGTCCGCCTCTGTCTCAAACTGTTCTAAAACCACTTCAAAAATGGTTGTGGAGGAACCTGAAAAATAATAGCGTTTTTCGTCTCATTGGAGAACCGGCAACGGAGGAATATGTAACCAAGCAATTAGGTGAACTTGGTCCCGATGAAGAATTGATTTCTGGTGATTATAAAGCTAGTACTGATAATCTTCATTCGTGGATCTCTAATTGTATTGTTAAATCGATTATGGAAGTGATCCGAGGTCAAGGGGTTCTAGAAGCTAGTCTTATTGATAAGATAGAAATTCTAACCTTGAGGCTTTTGACAGGTCATCTTTTGATGAATCCTAATTTCACGAAGGATTATCGTCAACATAATTTCGGTTTCACACATGAACTTAATCCAGATGGATCTGATAAGTTTTATAATGTCCCGCACGTCACAGAAGACGGGGAGACTCATGGTTACCAAAGAATTCGAAACCGGATCTATAATTTAGAACCGCCAGAGGAATGGTTTTCCCCTCAAAAGGAAGGTCAATTCATGGGAAGCATCGTTTCATTTCCAGTACTTTGTATTGCTAATGCTGCGCTTTGCAGATTTTCTATGGAAATTTCTTCTGGTAAAACATTTAAAGTTACCGACAAACAACTCCAAGGGCATGTTAAGTGTCCATTAATGATTAATGGGGATGATTGTGGTTTAAAAGGTAGAAGTCTTGATAAAGAGACTGTCGGAAAGCCG